ATTTCCGTCGTATGGGCCGGCCGGCTGAAAAACACCTTTGGGATTAGGCAATCGTTTTTCAGACGGCCTGAAATTTAATCAGTATTGTCCGCTGCTGCGTGAATCAGGTTTTGCGCCACACGGCGTACCCAACCCTTGCCGAAAGACGTGAACGTGCCGAGCTTGGTATAAAAGACCAGACGCTCGGCGTTGAAACGGAGCAGGAGGTCATTTTCAGGAAGTGAATTGATGGCTTTGAGACTGATTTCGCCGATAACGCCGTCGTCCGGCACGCCTGCGGCGCGTTGCAGCATACGGGCGGCATTGCCGTAGCCGTGGTTGATGCAGGCATCGAAGAATTGGAAAGCAACCGCTTCGGGCATTTGGTCGGCGTGGTAACGCTCCCAAAACGCTTGGCGGTAAATGCCGACGGCCTGCTCGCGTGTCATGGCGCGCATGGAGCCGTTAAAGCCATTTGCCATTGCGGTACGCTTGGTGATGCCCCAGTTGGTTTCGCCGCCGGGGTCTTGAGGGTGGTTGACGTAACCGCCCTCGTGGGAGAGGACGCGTTCGATGAATTGGTTGAATTTGTCTGACATGGAAAAATCCCTGTATTGAGTTGGAAATCAATACAGGGATTGTAGGAAAGGCCGTCTGAGGGGGCTTTTAATGGAGGTTAAAACCTGTTCTAGATTTTGGGTTTCTTCTTTTCCATGAGTTTTTTAAACTCTTCTTTTCGGCTTTTAATTAAATTCCCAGGTAAGAATACAGAATAAAAAATGGAAATACAGGCTAAAAATAAATAGCTCCGTTCAAGCCAAAAAATGGCTGGTCCATTTTTGTATTCTTCTTTATGAGCCAACAAGATGGCAATAAAAACACAAACCAATACGGCAAGATATGTGTAAAAAAGTAAGGAATGTTTTATATACCGTTGTTCTTGTACGCCTTCACGAATTTGAATTTGTCGCCAATTTGCATCTTCATCAAACCTCATATCACTAAACAATGTCATAATGGCAATTAAAAAACCGGCTAAGATTGCAAATACGTTAATAATTAAATCAACGGCCTTCTCGTTCCCATGAACAAAAGGTTGCCCTTTCCATGCTAAAAATGCTGATATACAAGCCATCAACATAAAACGTAGTAAGGGCAGGTATTTTTTCATTGTTCAGTTAAGTTTCTGCTTTGGAGTTCTAGAAAATATTCACTGATTGCTGTAAATGCTGAGCCAGGAAGTAACGAGTTGGCTTCATCGTATCGACCAATTCTAACAGATTTAGACAGTTTTACATCAGAAGGCTTAATCACTTCACCTTGTTGCGTGGTAATAGAAAATCCTTGATTAACTGTTTCATCATCAATAATTTCCTCTGCCTGTTCCTGCATTAAAGATTGTGCTTCGATGCTGGCTCTCGAATTACCATTTAGTAAGACTTCTAAATTGATATGAATTTCGGATTGTGCTTCCAATTCCTCATCACTCAATTCGCTTGTAAATACACTACCGACCTTCCCTAATGCTTTGGCAATGGTTGAACGGCTATTTTGATACAGTCTATCTCTGGATAATTGATATGCCGAAGCATCTAAAGTAATGCTTTTCACTCCATGTTGTTGTATCAATGACAACTTATCGCAATTTCCTACTGCTTTGAATTCAATATTAAAGAGAACAATATTCGGATTGCTCTCTCTCAATTTATTGCTTAGTAAACTTAAATAAGAAGCAACCGTTGATGCTGACAAAAAACCATGTCCGCAAAAAATTACATGGTGCCCAACAATATACAAAAAAGCCTCTTTACGCAAAAAGGAATATCCACTTGGAGGAGCTTGTGTTCCACCATGATCATCTTGCTGTACAGGTTTATTGCTCATAGTGCGGATATGTTCGTCTTTTGTACCGCTGCCAATGTGTATCAGTAATCCACCAATTGAATTGCCTTTTGCATCTTTAGGATCCAGAGTTCTATGCATGATTTGGGTAAGCTGATTGTATTGTTCAATTTGTGTATCTTGAACAGTAGGAGCAGCTGACAAAACCGTTCTTAACGCCGCTTCCAAATCGAATAGATCATGATCTGCCTGTGCACGTAAATAATGAATGGTTTTAGTAGTTTTTTTTGCCATTTGTACAGTCCTTTCTCTTTTAATATCTGTGTCGAAAAAATAAATTCAGACGGCATCAATTCAAATCTTTCAACACCTGAACCACCTGCCCGATGACCTGTATGTCGGGGTAGTTTTTAATGCGTTTTAAAATGCACGGCCGCTTCAATTGCTTAATATCTGTTTCAGAACACCGGAGCAGCCAGAATGCCGGAGTGTCTCAAATGCCGTCTGAAAATTTCAGACGGCATTTTTTATGTTTTCCGATTAGCTTCATAAATAGCAAGCAATTTTTTCACTTCACTTACCTGATGCCACAATGCGATATTGTCATTCATCGCCGCATGGTAAGTTAAATCTGACAAATTGCTTTTTAGCTCCAAAACAGAAATATCCCGACCTTTTTCCAGTTGATTCTCAAGCCATGCAACAAAATATTGTTTGCAAGCATTATCTAACCAAGGTTGCAGCTCCGCTCTCAACTCTTGTGCCTCAATTTCAAGGCTTCTTAATCGTTCTAATTTTTCTATTAATTTGGGCGTCAACACCGTATTCATATCATTATCCATTGCTCACTTTACCAAGCGCAGCTTGGGCTTTTTTCTCTGCCCTGCGCGCAACCATCAGAATCATTTCACGGTCGGCAGCTGCCGCTTCGCGGAACAAGGCCAGCAGCTCCTGCTCTTCTTTGTTTAATTTTTCAGATGGCATTTTTACTGATTTTTCTCGCCGTCCAGTCAAGATATATCCCCAATCAGCATTTAATTCCGGATGTTCAAATGCTGCTGCGCGTACTGCATCTACTGGTATCGAGTCGCGTTTTTTTCGAATTGAGAACGCTTTCGGCTCTAGTCCTAAAAATTCAGCGACATCCTTATCCTTTTTTAAATCAAGCTCTTGCTTAATTCTTTCTAAAAAACCCACAAAAAGCATACAAAATCTCTTGAAATAATCTACAAAAGTAGATTAATATTCTGTTCATGGAGCGCACTAGTAAATATCTGGTGCATAAATAGTTCACTATTTTATCACAATGGGAAAGGGCTATCTATGGCTATAACTGTTGAAAAACTAAAAGAAAATTTTGCCCAAAACGGCCAAACGCTGGCGCAATGGGCAAGAGAGAACGGCTTTAAGCCGCGCGATGTGTATCTGGTGGTCGGCGGACAGCGCAAAGGCAATTACGGCAAGGGGCACGAAATTGCCAAGAAGCTGGGACTGAAATAAGGAGGATGCGGATGGCTGAAAGTAAAAGGGTACAACGGCTATTGAGGGTCTTTATCGCGCTTGACGAGCATCCGATTATCGGTCTGAGCAATAAGGATTTATCGGTCGGACTGGGGCTGACGCCATCGCAAGTCAGCAGGGATATTGATGATTTGGTTGCCTCGGGATTGGTCATCAAACTTGAAAACGGCAACTACGCCTACGGCATCAAAACCCTGCAAATCGCTGAGCGATTTAGACGGCAGCAGGAAGATTTGGAGCGGCGTTTGGCGGAAGTGCTGAGACGCACGCAGATGTATTAACGGATTTTGAAATCTTTGCCGACGTCGGCAAAGATTTGGAGATAGAAAATGGGTAATGAAGTTGAAGTAATGGATGCAGTTACCGCACAAAACTACCAAGCCGCGCACAGCGTGATGGTCATGGAGCAGTGGGGCGGCGGCGAAGTCTATAACGAAGAACGTTGGATCGAGCGCGGTCGCCACGCAGTTCGGCAAACACTTGAAGGTATGTTTGAATTAGGTAGAACCTTGATTATTTTAAAAGAACATATTGAATACCGACGATTTAGCCAAGTTGTTAAAGATGAGTTTGGTATTGGGGCAAGTGAAGCATCTCGCTTAATGCGTGCCACCCAACGCTTCGCCACGCCGCAAATGCAGAAAGCCGCGCCGAAGCTGATGGATTTAGGTAAATCTAAACTACTGGAACTCTTGGTCGAAGAAGACGTTACGCTGGTGGGTTTGGCCGAAGGGGAAGAAGTCAACGGCATGACCTTTGACGATGTGGACCGAATGACGGTGCGCGAGCTGCGCGTCGCCTTGCGCGAAAGCCGCGAAAACCTCGCCGCCAAAGACGAAGTGATGAAAACCAAAACAGCCAAAATTGATGAGCTGGCCGAGAAGCTGGCTAAGAAGCAAACCGTTGTAAGAGAGCCGAAGGCGGAAGACGTGGGTAGCGAGTTGGCGATGCAGTTAACAAGCCTTGAGGTCGGTATCCGCAGTCAAGTGAGCCGTCTGAAAGATTTGTTCGACCAACTTAATGCGCACAGTGAGGCACACGGGATCAGCCATCAGGCAAAGATGGTCGGCACGCTCAATCAAATTATTTTGGACTGCGAGCAACTGCGCGAAAGCTATGCCCTACCGACCGAAGCACCGACAGACAATGTGCCGGAATGGTTGGGCGGTGAAACAGGGGAATGCTTCGGAATTCAAACTGCCTGAGTTTGAGTTCGGGCAGGACGAATACACCGGCTTAGGATTGGTCGGCACCATCAAACTGCCCAACGGTGTGGAAGCCCTTGAAGGTGAAGTCACTTGGAACAGCTTTTATCCCGAAGTGGCAAAAAAGGCCGCCCATCCTTTCAAGGCCGTGCAGCTGATGGTGCGCGGTAACCTGCAAACCTTCAATGCGGCAGGTTTGGCGGAAGAAGTCCCTATCGTTACCACGGTAACGGCGATGTTCAGCAAAAATGCTTTGGGCGGTTACAAGCCGAAGGAAAAGGCGGAATTTAGCTCAACCTACCAGGCAACAGAAGTCCGCCAAGTCGTCGGCGGGCGCGAAGTGCTGTACTACAACGCGTTCAAAAACATCTACCGTGTGGACGGTCAGGATGTCTTAAATCAAATGCGCAGAAACATGGGGGCGTAATCATTAAACCGCATTAAAAGGCATTTCAGACGGCCTTTGGCACAATCACCGTATCTTTACCGATACGGTGATTTTTTATTTTTGTTCAATATTTTGGAGATGGAAAAATGAATGAAGCCAAGAAGTTGCAAGATGATTTGGGTGTGAATGCCGTTGTGAAATTGAAATATCCAGTGAGGCTGCCGACAGGTGAGATATTGGACAAACTGACCTTGCGCCGCGTCAAAGTCGGTGATCTGCGGGCGGTGTCCCGGATTGAAAACGAAGCCGAACAGGGCCTGGCCATCCTTGCCCGCATTACGGGTTTGGTGCCGGAAGATTTGGATTTGCTCGATTTGGAGGATTTGAACGCCTTACAGGACACGTTTCGCCCCCAAACACAGCAATAGCGCAAATCCGCCGCCGGATGCCAAAGAAGCCGGAAAACGTATTCTGCATTCGGCGGCTGATATGGCGTGGTGGTTTGGTTGGAGTGTGCAGGATGTCTATGACTTGGATTTGGAAGAATTCGAGGATTGGATGAATGAAATAACCCGCCAAATAAAGGCGGGTTATCGGAAAGGGATGTAATTCAGATTTGGTGTCGGCGTTCTGCTTCGATTTCGCGCTGCAACTCACGACACCAACCGTTTGACAGTTCATCAGGCTCTTTACGGAATATCGACCAAACAAACCATACAAAAAACAGACCCAATGCCAGAAGAAGCAAAGGGAAGCCTCCCACCATCAATAACATAAATGCCAATGCGGCAATGACAACCGCTCCGCCCATCTTTCTTTTCCCTTCCCACAGACTTTCTAGGATATTACCAGATGAAAAGCGATTTAGGTATATCAATCAGTGTTTCTGCCGTTGTCGGTGGTGCTTTATCGGGTTTAACCAATATCGGTAAAGCAATGGACACACTGAAATCAACGACCAAAACCTTATCCGAACGTCAGAAAGAGTTGGGGAAAGTATTGGAGCGCAACAAAGACCGCTTGGGTGTGTCATCTGCCAAACAATTATGGCAGGAATACGACAAAATCGGCCTTGCTGTCAGCAAGCTGACCCAGCAATACAAAAAACTCAATGCGGTCCGTGCGCAAAGAGAGGCTGTCAACAGCCAATGGGGGGACATCAAAGGACAGTGGCAGGGCGCACTTGCTGCAGCAGGTACATTAATTTTGCCTGTCAAAGTCTCGATTGAATTTGAATCGGCAATGGCTGATGTCAAAAAGGTGGTTAATTTCGATACGCCGCAGCAATTTAAGGAAATGGAGCGGGATATCCTGAAGATGACACGTACCATTCCTATGGCCGGTAAGGACATTGCCGCCATCGTCGCTGCCGGAGGGCAATCGGGTGTTTCCCGTGAGAATCTAATCGGTTTTGCTGAAAAAGCCGCCAAAATGGGGGTAGCGTTCGACATGGCGGCGGGGCAGGCAGGCGAATCTATGGCAACGTTGTCCAACGTATTGCAGATTCCTATTCCCAAAATCGGCACATTGGGTGATGCCATCAACCACCTTTCGGACAATGCGAACTCCAAAGCGGCAGATATCGTTAATGTCCTGACCCGCGTGGGCAGTGACATCAAGCAGTTGGGCATGACGGAAAACCAAGGTGCGGCATGGGGCAGTACCTTTTTAAGCATGGGTAAGGCTCCCGAACTTGCAGCTCAGGCAATGAAGGGCATGATCACATCGATGTCAGTCATGAAGGCCGGTGGTGCGAAAAAAGAGCTTGCCGCATTGGGGCTGACTACCAAGGAATTCGCCGCCGCAATGGACAAAGATGCCAATCGTGCAATGCTGAATCTCTTGGATCGGGTCAAACAGCTGCCAAAGGCCGAACAGTTTCCAATGCTGTTGAAGATGTTCGGCCAAAACTATGCCGATGACGCCATGATGTTGGCAAACAATGTCGGTGAGTACAACCGCCAACTGGCGTTGTTGGAGGAACGGGATGCATCGGGAAACTTGAAGTATCTCGGCTCTATGCAGCGTGAATTTGCCAACCGATCCGCAACGACGGCGAACCAAATCCAAATTTTCAAAAACGGGATTTCGGAACTTGGAATCCGGCTGGGTTCGATTGTTTTGCCTGCCGTAAATGATTTTTTAAGCAAATGTATCAAGCTGACAAGCATGATTTCAGACTGGGCGGAAAAGCATCCCGTATTGACGAAAGGGATTGTCGGTACGGCCGCTTCGCTGCTGGCTTTTAAAGTCGGTATGTTTGGTGCGATGGTCATTGCCAACCGGTCTCACGCAGCTTATTTGGCTTTGAAAAGCGGTTTGCTTTCTTTGAAGGCGACGGTTGTTTTGACCAAAACCGTGATGCAGGGCGGTTTGGGGTTGTCGGCCATATCGGGCACCCTGGGCACCGTCATGAGGGGGTTTGCCGCCGCCCGAACCGTGATAGCAGGTTTCGGCCTGTCATCACTGGCTGCCTTGTGGCCGGTGGTTTTGGCCGTGGCCGCTGTGGCTGCCGTGGCTTTTGTCATCTATAAATACTGGAAGCCCCTGAAAGCCTTCTTTGCCGGATTTTGGGAGGGACTGACTAAAGGCTTGGAACCGCTGACGCCGCTGTTTGATGCGTTTGTCGGCACATTGAGCGGCATTTGGACGGCCGTACAGCCTTATCTGCAACCTGTTTTGGATTGGTTCGGCGACTTTTTCAGCCTGACTCAGGCAGGCGAAGGCAACGCCCGCAGCTGGGGGGAGTCGGTCGGCTCGGCTTTGGCTTCGGTGGTCAATACCGTCGTTTCTGTCGGCACCATGATAGTGGACGGCTGGCGGATGATTTTCGACGGCATCTTCTCATTGGCCGATTCGGCATGGACACAAATCAAAACCGCCTTTGACGGCGGACTGCTCGGCATCCTCGGCCTGATTCTCAACTGGTCGCCCATTGGCGCGTTCTATTCGGCCTTTGCCGCCGTACTGTCATGGTTCGGCATTGACTTGCCGGCCAGATTTACCGAGTTCGGCAGCAACATCATCCAGGGGCTGTGGAACGGATTGCAGGCAAAATTCGAGGCGGTACGGGCTTGGTTGGCGGAAAAGGCCGCCGCCCTGAAAAACACGTTTGCGGGCGTGATGGACATCCACTCGCCCAGCCGGGTATTCCGCCGTTTCGGCGGCTGGATGATGGAGGGCCTGCAAATCGG